GTTATTTAGTTCCTTCGGTGTTTGACTCAGCAATAATTGAGAAGTTAAGAAATGAATCGGCTATGAGAGGCATTGCAACTGTAAAAACGATTACGGGTTATGCTTACGAAAGGGTAGTTCAAAAAAATAAATTTACGATTAAGGTTCGTGGAGAAAGAGAAACTGCAAATGCACCTTCAACCACTGCTGATAATATGTTTGGATTGTTAAGGATACCAGTTCACGATTATCAGCCTGACCCGCCACCTGCTATAACGAGAACTGAACTTGAAGATTCAGCAACTAATCTTGAAACCTGGCTTATGGAGAATTTAGTTGAGGATTTCGCAGAAAAGGAAGGAACAGATTTTATTACTGGAAGTGGTGTAAATTCTGCTGAAGGAATTTTGACTGCTAATATAACTTCTGTTAAAAGTGGTTCTGCAACTGGTATAAAAGCTGATACTTTGATTGATTTAACTTATGCTTTAAAGTCCAAATTCGCAAATAATGCTAAATTCTTAATGCATAGAACTACAATAGGTAAAATAAGACAATTAAAAGACCCATCAACTGGACAATATCTTTGGGCACCAGCTTTAAGCGTTGGAGAACCTCAACAATTTTTAGGTTATCCAATTGTGTCTGATGATAATATGCCTGCTATTGCTGGAGGGGCACTACCGATTGTGTTTGGTGATTTTTCTTGGTATTACATAATTGACCGAAGAGGGATTGTGGTTGAGAGAGATACAACGAAATACTTCCCTTATATTACATTTTTCTCGACTAAACGAACTGGTGGACAATGTATCCGAGAAGAAGCATTCAGAACTTATTTAATTAGCACTTAAGGAGGTGGAATAAGTGAAATCAAGTATAAAAGAAATGATTGGAATTACACATTTGTTAGATGCACAAGATTTAGCAGGTGTTGATACTAAAACAAAACTTTTAGACTTAAAAGGTTTTGGATCTGCTGCAATTTTGATTAATTTTGGAGCTCTGACAGGAGCTGGTTCGATAATGGCTAAAATACAGGAATGTGATACAACTGCTGATACGAGTTTTACTGATGTTGCTTCTACTAATTTAATTGGCTCTTTTACTTCGGTAACGGCTGATACTGATAATCTTTCTCAGATTGTAGGTTATAAAGGTGTTAAGAGATACATCAGAGCTGTTATTACTAAAACTGGAACTGTTACTGCTGATTTAGTAGCAGTTGATGGAATAGTTGCAGAAGGAAGAAGAGAACCTATTACTGCTCCTGCAGCTGTTACTGCTACATAAGGTGAAATAAAATGAAAACTGTTAAAATGTTGATAGACCAGAGAGGCTCACAGGACGGAATTACAATTGAAGAATTTAATAAAGGTGAAGTATATACGATTTCTGACAGATTAGCTGAAATATTTATAGATAGTAAGATAGCTAAAGAATACGAAGAGAAGATTGTTTCTGAATACGAAGACAAAGTAGTTCACGACAAGAAAAAGAAATGATACTCACTCTTAAGACTCCTCCTGTTTCAGAACCTGTTAGTTTGCAGGAAGTTAAAGATTATATGAGAGTAATAACTTCTGCTGAAGATACTCTCATTAATACTCTTATAATTAGTGCAAGGAAGTATATTGAGAATTATACAGGGAACTTATTAGGGAAGCAGGAGTGGGTCTTAAAGTGGCACACTAAGAATGGTCAAATATATCTTCCATATATACCTATTCTTGAGATTGTTAGTGTTAAAGATAAGGATAATAAAGAAGTAGATTATAGAGTTGTTTATGGAAGTGAGCCAATGATTATTGAAACACCAACTTATGAGGTTGAAATTGACTTTTGGGCAGGATGGGAAGATATACCTGAGACATTTAAACTGGCTATTTTGAGAATTATTACTTTCTACTTTGAAAATAGACTTGTTGAGAAATTACCCGTTGAAATCACGGAATCTTTAAATCAATTAAGAATGTGGAAGATATGAACCCTGGCGAGTTGAGAAATTTAGTTGAAATTCAGATACTTGATAATCAGTCTGATGAAATGGGTGGAGAAGTTCAAAATTGGTCTACTTCTTATATGGCATGGGCTAAGATTGAACCGAGTTCGAATTATTATTACGCACATTTTCAAGAAAGCGGTAAAGAAAGATTGCGAATAACAATACGGTATTTAGATTTGAATATGGACAAAGTTAGAATTCAATATAGAAATAAAAACTACAAAATTAATAGCTTCGATAATATTGACATGAAGAATGAATATCTTGTTATTGATTGTGAGGAAGAATAATGAAGGAAACTGTTCATGTTAAATTAGATATTAAACCTTTTAAGCACGAACTTCAAAAGTATGGAGTTAATATGCAAAAAGAGGTGGCTAAATTAGTAGAAGATGTTATTTTAAAAATAGATGAACGAACAAAAGAAGATACACCCGTCAACTTTGGAGGATTAAGAAGCTCCTGGAGGTTTGAGGTCTCTCCAGAATCGGCAAGAATACTTGGAGAAGAATATACAGACTTAAATTATGCTAAGTATGTTGAAGAAGGAACTAAACCACATTGGCCACCTTTAGATGCCTTACAAACTTGGGCTAAGTATAAATTTAAACTTGATTGGAAAGAGGCGAAACAGGCTGCATTATTAATTGGAAGAGCTATTAGCGTTAAAGGAACTAAAGCTGTTAAAATGCTTGAAAATGCTGTTAATGAGGTAAGACCATTATGGGAACAGGGACTGGAAAAGATACTTAAGAAATTTGAAAGAGGTGAGTTATGAGAACATCTATGTCAACTCTTCAAAAACTTATTTATGAAAGGTTGAAGAGTATAAAGACTGTTATAACTTATGATAAAGTGCCAAAGGAAGCTAAGATGCCATTTATTGTGCTGGGAGATGCCGAGAGCTTCCCGTGGGGGACTAAATTACAGAAAGGCGAAGAGATTAATTTTGATATTCATGTATTTTCTGAATATCCATCCCGTAAGGAAGTTTTAGATGTTGTTGATTTAGTTCTTGAGGCTTTGTCTAAAGAGGAATTTAATTTAGGTGATAATTATGAACTTGTTTTACATTCGACAGTTGGTTGGGATATAAGACGAGAAGACAAAATTTATCACGCTTTAATCCCGGCAAAATTTAGAGTTTTAGAAAAGGAGGAAGTGTAAATGGCAAAAATATTAGGTATTGACATTTTAGTCAAAGTTAATACTGGGACTGAGGCATCCCCTGTTTGGACTGCAATTGGAGCTCAACAGGATGCTACTTTAAATCGTTCTGCAGGAGTAATAGCTGTTTCTACAAAAGAAGCAACAGGATGGGTGGAAAATATCGCAGGACTAAAGGAATGGTCTATTGATTGTGCTGCATTACTTTTGGATTCTGACTCAGCTTTTACGAAATTAGAAGGGTGTTATAATGCACGTTCAAGGGTTCAAGTTCAATTTACAAGAGCTGGAAAAACTTATACGGGATACGCTTTTATTACTGATTTTCCAATTGAAGCTCCAGTGGAAGGGTGTGCGTCTATTTCTATCACTTTAACTGGTGATGGAGCTTTAACTTAAGGAGGTAAAATATGGCTACTTTAACTGTGCAAGTTTTAAATGATACAGCAAAAGAGGTAACGTTTGCTGCTTGTTCTGCACTTGGTGATCAATTTGTTAATAATGGAAATATCCATTTACGAATTAAGAACGCTGATGCTGCCGATAAAACAGTGACTATTAACTCTCAAAAGGTTTGTAATCAAGGGTATGACCACGACCGAGTTCTAACGATTACTGCTGGTAAAACAATGGAAACAAATGTATTTGATACATATCGCTTTAATGATGCTAATGGAAAGGTTCAAATTACTTATAGTGATGTGACAAGCTTGAGTATTGCTGTGGTGCAAACAGGATGAAGAAATATGTAGAAATAACTCTCGATGATAAAGTTTATAAACTACGATATGATTTTCAAGCTTTGCGTGTGATTGAAAAAGAAACAGGAATGAAAATACAGGAAGCACTGTCAAACATCAAAGATGACCCTTTGATGTTGGTTATTTTTGTTTATGCAGGAATATTTGATAGTGATATAACTTTAGAAAATGTAGGACATTGCATTGATGGAAATAATTTAGCGTATGTATCCGATAAAGTAAATGAAGCATTTGTTATGTGTTTCCCTGAGGCACAAGAAGGGAAAGAAAGAAAAAACTTGGAGAGCAAAATTGGGACTGGAGAGAATATAGAAAGATTGGATTAGGAGTTTTAGGAATGAAATTAGACGAATTCTATTCTTTAACTCCGCTTGAATTTAGTCACTATTTGGAAGGTTTCAATTTTGCTCAAGAACTTGAATATCAAAAATTGGCTTGGGTAATTTGTTGTATTGCAAATAGTATTGGTTTTAGGAAGAAGGCTTTAAAAATGGAAGATTTAATACCATCTAAGAAACCTTCTGTTTTTGTTTCTAAAGAAGAAGCACAAAAAAAGATACAGGAGATAAAGAAAAAGATTGGCTGAACATAATTTAACTGCACAACTTGGTTTAGATATTTCAGGGTTTAATGCTGGATTAGAAAAAGCTCAAGGCTCTCTTGAAAAAACAGGTAAAAAGATGTCTTCTATTGGAAAGGGACTTACTGCTGGTGTAACAGCTCCTTTAATGGCTATTGCGGGACTATCAACTAAAACTGCTCTTGATTTTGATGAAGCAATGGACAGTATACGGGCTGGAACTGGAGCTACTGGAGAAGCATTAAAAGGCTTAGGAGATACTTTTAAAAATGTTATGAAGTCTGTTCCTACAGATTTTGCAACTGCTTCACAAGCTATAGCAGACTTAAATACACGAACAGGGCAAACAGGAGAAGGATTAGAAAAACTTACTGAACAATTATTAAATGTTTCGAGACTTACAAAAACGGATATTAATGCTAATATTGCTTCAACTACAAGACTATTTGGGGATTGGTCTATTGCTACTGATAAACAATCTTCTACTTTAGACTATTTGTTTAAAGTTTCTCAATCGACTGGAATTTCTTTTACTTCACTTTCTCAAAAGATGGTTCAATTTGGAGCTCCTTTAAGACAAATGGGATTCGACTTTGATACTTCAGCTGCTTTAATGGGTAAATGGGAAAAAGAAGGAGTAAATTCAGAACTTGTTCTCGGTTCTATGCGTATTGCATTAGCAAAAATGGCTCAGGAAGGAGTAACTAATGCAAATGAAGCTTTAACAATAATGATAGAGAGAATTCAGAATGCAGGTTCGGTTGGTGAGAGAAATGCTCTTGCTATAGAAATGTTTGGGTCAAGAGCGGGTCCTGATATGGCAGCTGCAATTTATGAAGGAAGATTTGCAATTAATGATTTAGTTAAAGATTTGCAAAGTAGCTCTGAAACAATTAATCAAGCCATTCTGGATACTATGGGTTTTGATGAGCGAATGGGGATACTGAAGAATACAATAGGTATGGCTCTTTTACCGTTAGGAGAGCAATTAATTAGTATTGCTGAGAAGTCTTTATTGCCCATGCTTGAGAAAGCAATTAATTTTGTCAGTGGGTTGACTGATAAATTTGATAAATTACCTGAACCTCTACAAAATACAATCTTAGGTTTTGGAGGTATTGCTGCTGCTGTTGGTCCTGCTTTAATGGCTTTGGGAAAATTTCTACCCATGATAGGAAATATCACGAAGGTTCTGAAAGCTACTTCTGCGACTTCTT